GACCGCCGCCGCCCAGGGCTTCAGGGTCTCGGCGTATTTGCGAAGTGCCGTGTCGATCAGCGCCTGGGAGCGCGGATCCTCGAGGTCAAAGCCCTCGATCAGCGTGGCGATGTTGTCGGCGATCCGGCGCAGCTTCCGGCCATACTCAATCTCCGCCCGCCGCGTCCGCTCGAAGGCGGAACGGGCGCGGCGCGCCTTGGCCCGTTCCTCGGCGGTCGCCACGGATCAGGTCGTGCCAGTGGGCCGAAGCGGGACGACGTTGCCGTCCGGACCAGGCACTTCCGGCAGGAGTTCGCCTGCCATCGGCGGCTCGGCTTCAACCTCGGCAATCTGCTCGTCCGTGATCGACCCGAAGAACCCGGTCTCGCGCGACAGCCCGCGCAATTCCTCCATGCCGGTGTGCCGCGGCAGCAGGCCGCTGTCGACCGCAGCCGCGATGGTGCGCTCCGCCTTTTCGGCGATCTCGACCCGCTCGGTGCCGGAAAGCTGCCAGAGCGGGTTGAAGTCGAACCCGAAGTCCTCGGGCGGCGGCGTGCCGAACAGCGATCGCACCTGAAGCTGCAGGATTTTCGCCAGCGGGTTTTCCAGCGTCTTCGTCTGCTTGCTGGCGATCGCGTCGTAGTAGAGGCGGATGTCCGAATCTCCGGTGGCGTTCAGGCCGGCCGGCGACTGGCCGAACAGCCGCACCAGCGGGATCTGCAAGGCGCCCGATAGCTGCTGGGCAAACTGGATCAGCACCAGGTCCAGGCCGGAGAACGTGTATGCCTGCATGTCCAGCTTGTCCTCGCCGTCCAGCAGCGTCAGTCCCTCGATCCCCTGGTATTTCCGGATCATGCCCAGGTTGGCGATGATCTGGTCGAGCGCCGGGCCGCCAGCGGCGATCGCCTCGCGCAGGCCGGGCAGGTAGAGCGTGCGAAGGTGCGCGCGATAGATCAACTGCGCCGCGCCCTGGGTCGTGCTGTCGAAGGCAACCAGGCGGTCGTAGAACGGCTCGAGAACGGACAGCCCCCAGCCGAGTTCGCTGATTTTCTGCCAGTAGGGCAACTCGTCGCCGACGAACCGCAGCGCGCGCGAGTGGTGGATCTTCATGTTCGGCAGCATCGCGGAGGCGTTCGTCAGGTAGTACATGGGCCGGCCGAATTCCGGCCCGAATTCCGTCACCAGTTCCTCGGTGGTGGGACGAACGACCCACCGGTCCAGCGGCAGCACGCCGCGGAATTGCCCGCGGCCGATCGTCTCGACGCGCAGCGGCGTGGACGGGTCCTGGCCCTCGATCATGAGGAACCCGATGCAGCCGCCATAGAGGCGCGCCCAGGAGATGGTCTCTTCCATCTGGTTCCAGATCGCGTCGCTCACCAGTGAGTTCTGCAGCTTGACCGCGGCGCCGGCTTCCATCGTCGAGTTGATGTTGATGCCGGCGCGAATCATGTCCTCGGAGAACGCGTTGACACCCTGCTTCGCCATCCAGGAACCGCGGAACAGCATGTCGCAGAGCATGCGGTTGCGGGTGACCGCGTTGAGCGCATAGGTCGCGCCGGCCGCCTGGTTGTCCATGCCTGCGCCGATGCCGATCCGCGCCGCCATATTCTGGAAGCTGTCCGCAGTCGGGACAGCGCGGATCTTCGTGCCTTCGGCGTCGGCTGTCATTGCGGCGGTCTCCCTTTCTGGGCGAGGCGCATCCAAATATCCCCCTTCGGATTATCGAGCAACGAGAACGCGCGGGAGAGAGCGTCGACGATGTCCTTCTTTGCGCCGTGGGGAAAGTAGCGAAGCTCCTCGATCAGCACGCTGTTCCAGTGCGCCCTGACCATCAGGAAGTTGCCCACGTTCACCTGCGAAGCGACGGGAGCGGCCCGGGTCTCCTTGCTGCCGGACTCCGGCGACGTGATGACCTTGTGGCCCTTCAGCCGTCCGACCAGGTAGGCGATCTGTGCCTTGCCAGCCTGGCCGGGATCCTGCGGCAGACCCACGGCGCACGGGAATTTGTCGGCGTTCGACGTGTTGACGATCGCCGCCTCGACGTCCTGCGGGCCGCCGCGCAGCCGCACCAGGTCAAGGATGCAGAACCGGCCGTCGCGCAGCCGGCCCAGCTTCAGGCCAACCGTCCAGTCCGGATCGCGCGACCCGACCTGGGAGGTCGCCGCGAGATCCCAGCCGCGGCCCTTGGCGTCGCACGGCGGCTCGGTGTCGACGATCTCGATCTTCTCCGGCTGGAACAGCAGGCCGGACGAGACGAGCGGTTCCTGCTGGTAGAGGCACGAGAATTCGATCTCGCCGATGGCGCGGCGCTTGCGCGCGATCGCTTCCTCGTCTTCCCACCCAGGCCAGAGCGCCTGGCCGGGCTGGCGGCCGAGCGGGTCGGGCCGCGGGTTGCCGTTGGCGTCGGGCCCGCGGGCAAGGGCAGGCAGGTCGAGAACCTTCCAGCGATCGCCGCCGTTTTCCTGCTCCTGCAGGAGGCGGCCGGCCAGGTCGTCCGGGTGCCAGCGCGTCTGGATCAGCACGATCGAGGCGCGTGGCTTGAGGCGCGGAATGACCTCGGCCCGGTACCAGTTCCAGACCTTCTCGCGCGTGGTGGCGCTGTCCGCCTCCGCCCGCCCCTTGATCGGATCATCGATCAGGAAAAGGTCAGAGCGCCGGCCGGTGATGCCGCTGCCGGCGCCGGCCGCCCGATACATGCCGTCGAGCGTCGTGCGCCACAGTTCCCTGTTGTCGGTGGTCGGTCGGTAGCCGAGGACATCCTGGTCCTCGAGCACGAACCGCTGCACGTCCTGGCTGAAATCCTCCGCCAGCTTCGAGTTATAGCTGGCCGCGATGACGTCCTTCCGGCCCTTGGTCAGATAGAACGCCGGGAACAGCTTTGAGCCATAGGTCGATTTCGCGGAGCCGGGCGGTAGCTGGATCAGCAGCCGGTCGGTGAACCCGTCGAAAACCTCCTGCAGCGCTTCGATGATGAGCCAGTGGTGCGCGGCGGGCGCCTGGCCAAGACGGTGCAGCGCATACGCGCAATAGGCGCCGAAGTTACTCCGGCACCGGCGGCGGAGCATTTCCTCCGCGATCATAAGACTTTCGCTGTGCCGCTTGCTCGATTGCCTCGAGGCGAGCCTTACGTTCGGCAAGCTCCTCATCACTGAGGTTAGAGACATTCAGGTCGCCCTCGATGTCCACCTTGTGGTGTTCGCGCCAGCCCGCCTGGGTCTTCAGGAAAAAGCACACCGCCCAGGGTTTCCCCTTCAGCGCTTCCTGCACCAGGATCCCGGAGATCGTCGCGGTGACGACCTCCTGGCCGATCTTCAGTTCCTCCTTGTAGTGCTTGCGGAGGGTGGATTCGGCGATGCGGAGATAGGCCGCGATCCCGCGCCTGGTGTTGCCCGTGGCGATCATCGCCTGGACCGCCCCGCGGGTGTTGTCGGTCGGCTGGTGCAGTATCTTCTTCGACATCGGCGGTCACGTCACGCCGCGGGCGCTTCCGCCTCAGCGGCAGCAGGCACTTCCTGGCGGGACACGGCGAGCGCCTCGATCCCCAGGCCGGTTTCGATGTGCACAGCTTTCTGCCCGGTGAATTGCTCCCAGCGGCGAACCGCCAGGTCCACATACGCCGGGCTGATCTCGATCGCGTGGCAGAGGCGGCCGGTCATTTCCGCGGCGATGATGGTGGTGCCGGAACCAGAGAACGGCTCGTAGACGCGATCGCCGTGGGCGCTGCTGTTCTCGATCGGGCGCTTCATGCACTCGACCGGCTTTTGCGTGCCGTGGCCGAAGCCAGCGTCCTCGCGCGCCTTGATCGGCCAGATGGTGGTCTGGGAGCGATCGCCGTTCCAGTGCCCGGCGGCACCGGTGCGCACCGCGTACCAGGCCGGCTCGTGCTGCCAGTGGTAGTCACCGCGGGAGAGGGCGAAGCGGTCCTTCGACCAGATGATCTGGGCGCGGATATTGAACCCGGAGGCGGTCAGGCTTTCGGCGACGGTGCCGGCGTGCAGGCCGTCGTGCCAGACGTAGGCGACGTCGCCGGGGAACAGCGCCCACGCCTGGCGCCAGTCGGCCCGGTCGTCGTTCTGGACGACACCCAGCTTGCCGGGGTTCAGGTTTACGCCGGCCCGGGCCCGCCAGGAGGGATCGTAATTCACGCCATAGGGCGGGTCGGTGACCATCAGGTGAGGCTTCGCCCCGTCCAGCGCCGTCTTCACCACGCCCTCGACGGTGCAGTCGCCGCAGACCAGGCGATGGGTGCCGAGCGCCCAGACGTCGCCCAGCTTGGAGACGACCACCGCGCCCTGCTCCGGCATCGCTTCCGGGTCGGCGTCGCCGCGGTAGCCAGTGAGGCGGTTGGCGAAGTCGATGTCGAACCCGGTCAGGGTCACGTCGAATTTCAGGTCGGCGAGGGCCGCGAATTCGACCGCCAGGATCTTCTTGTCCCAGCCCGCCTGCTCGGCGATCCGGTTGTCGGCCAGGACGTAGGCGCGCTGCTGGGCTGGCGTCAGGTGGGAGAGGTCGACGGTCGGGCCCTGCTTCGGGTCGGGGTTGCCGGGGATCACCTGGCCGGCGTCGCGCATCTCGATCGCCGCCATCAGGCGGCCGTGCCCGGCGATCATGTGGTTGCCGGAGATCGCCATGGGCGTCGTCCAGCCGAATTCCGCCAGGGAGCGGCGGAGGGCAGCGATCTGGGATTTCGGGTGGGTCCTGGCGTTCTGCCCGTATGGGATCAGTTCGGACAGGTCGCGGTAGACGATCTCGAGGGCCATTTCAGCGGCCCTGGTCGGCGGTCGTGGTGGTGGATTGATCGCTGGTCACTGCCCCGTTTCCCAGCGCCAGAACGGGCTACATGGCCGGCTCGCTTGTGGCGCTTTTCTGGATCATGCGGGATTTAGGACAGATATTGGCCCAGCATGTCAAGCATCTCGCCCGGCGAGACGGGTCAGACCGGCCCGAGCGGCGGATAGGAGGCGTCGTCAGGGGCGACGTCCAGGGCGATGGGATCACCCTGGCCGGTGAGCGCCTGGCGCCGCCGGTGGGCCAGGCGCCGGCTGACAAAGGCGCGGCCGGCGGGCGTGAGGACCGGTGAGGTCGCCATGTCGTCCAGGCGCTGGATAAGGACGTCGATCGGGTTGGTCATGAAACTGACAGTGCTTCGATGGCGTCGGCAGCTTCAACTCCGTCCGGGTTCCAGTAATTAAGACCAAGCTCACCAGGCCTGTTGGGACGTAGAGTTCTCAGCCGCTTCACCAGATCAGCATAGCGCGCTCCTTCCTGGGAACGGGGTGCCGCGAAGGCTTCCGCGATCACTTCGACGATCCGCGCCTCCTTCGCCGGGTCCGGCAACCCGTGCGTCGCCCAGACCGCGGGATCGGAAGCCAGCAGGTTGAATGCTGCTTGCGCTCGGGTCCATGCCGTTTGTGGGACAGGAAACGCGGCAGCCGGGCCAGGCTGCGCGGCAAAGTACTGGATGGCGGCGATGATCGCGTTGTGCATATCCGTGCGCCCCATCTCGTTGGTTTCACCGTGATGCCACGTTGGCCAGCGCTCTGAGACCCACCCTCGCACGGCTGCCGGCGTCGCCACCTGTGGCGTGAGCAGTTCGCGAGTGCCGGCTTCGACGGCATCGTCGACCCGAACCCAATGGTCGCCACTGTCCTTCCCCTGCACCCATTTGCGGGCCCGGTTAATCTGCATCTTGCGATCGATCGCCTCGTCGAGCGGCGTGCCGCACAGGGCCGAGAGCCGCCAGAGCGACCCGCCCAGCTTTCGGGCGTGCCCAGCGATTTCATATCGATCGCCCGGACGCACATCTTCGCCGAACGGAACCCGGTCGATCAGCAGACCGCAGTATTCGCCCACCCATTTTGCCGCGTTCCAGACGCTGGGCTTCATGGCGAATTCTTCCCGCTCGTTTGCGTCGATCATCCTTTCGCGCAGGTCGATGCCGATGATCTCCGCGATCCGGAACAGCACGATCGCGACGTCCGCGCATTCCACCGCGACCTGCCCATTGTCCACCGGAACAGATGCAGCTTCGCGCAGGACCTCCGCGACCTCGGTGTTCATGCGCGCGGCCAGCTTCGGCAGCGTGCCCAGGTCGCCGAAGGTCTCGATCGCCCAGGCGACGATCGTCTGTTGCGTTTCCATCAGTTCATTCCTCGGTTGCGGTTGGTGGTTGCGGGAGGTCTTTCGGCCAGAGGTCGTCCTCCGTCGCCTGGCGGTGCCAGACGCCGGACTCGCCGATGGTCGGCGTGATGGCAATCCCGCAGTAGCCAATGTCAGGCCGCGGCGGGGTCCGATATTTCCAGACGGTGTCGGTCGGATCTTGGTGTGCGATAGCTGCGCTCGACAGACGGAGGCGGCGATCGGTCGGCGTGGTGACGAGCACATGCACGCCGTTCAGGTGCCAGCGCCACGCCATGCACTCGTCAGCGCGGCATCGGTCGGCGCTGCTGCTTGCCAACCCGACCATCTTCATCGGGCACATGCGGGTCTTTGCCTCGGTGGTGGTCATCACTCGCATTGGACTAACCTCCCTCTAACGTGATGCCCAGCCGATGGCTGCGGCGACGGCGTTGTGCATTTCCCTCGTGGCCCAGGCGCAGTGCCGTGGCGTGATGCATGGGCCACCGGCCAGGTCTTCCATCGTCTGCGCGCGCCACATCCACCACCAGAACAGTTCGTCGGCGCGGAGGCAACGCGGGTCGACGCGCGTGAGCGAAGGGACGATCTTCAGGATCTGTGCCTCGGTCACGGATTCTCTCCTTTCGCGGCAGCAATCGCCGCTCGCCACCGCGGCAACATCTCGTGGACTGGATCGTCGCGCTCGGCGCTGTCCGCGTATCCCTGGACGAACGGGATCACGTCCTCCAGAGCCTCGAGCAGTTGGCGTGCGGATCCGATCAGGTTGGCGTTCGCTTTGCCCTTCGCTGACGGCGCGCCATCGACGCGGATGACGACTCTTGCAAGGGCGCCCCATTCCGGGGAGTCGATCCAGGCGTAAGAAGGACTGAGCCTATTGCGTCTGATGGTCCAGGGACCTTTTGCGGCGTCGGTCATGGTCTACCCCTATCGCGCGCTGCGGCACTGGCGGCACGCGCCGCGGCGATCACTTCAGGATGCCGGTCACGACGATGCTGCTTGCGCCCGCCCCTGGTCGTGAATTTCTTCCTGCATTCGGAACAGACGTATGGCTTCGGATTGGACGGAGTTTGCGGCTGCGGCTGTGGTTCGCGATCGTCGGACAGCAACTCGTCGAACCCGTGGCCATACTCTAAGCCAGCGATCTCGTGCGCCATCGCCCAGAAAGCACCGTCCGGCAAATCCATGCCTTCGGCGATTTCCATGGCATCCTCGAATCGCATCTTCGGACGCTTGCTCATGTCACCACCTGGAACATTGCGCGGCGCATGTCGGCCGGCAGGTTGCGTTGGGCGACGATGCGCCTCGCCGTCTCGATCGGCAACGCGTCCTCGGTGCGCGGCCAGGCAGCCTGGAATTCGCCGGCCGTCGCCGGGCTGGCGCCCTGGCGCTGCAGGGCGACGTCGACAGCGCGCCAGGCGTTGTCGGAGTACGTGCGTTTGAACATTGGTCCTGGTTCCTCGTTGCGGTCGGAGCCGGTCGCTCCCGAGGGCGAGGGCGCGTGGCCCTCGCAGACGGCAGCGGCCGGCGGTCAGGCGGCCGGC